CCGGGCTGACCGGCGGCCTCTAAGCTAAGCTGTTCTGGCCCAGACGAGAAAGGCCGCCATCCCGGCTGGGGTGGCGGCCTTTTCAATGCGTGCATCACCCGATGGTGATGGCAGGAGCGGGGGGACTGTCTCAACCGCTTTAAGACAAGCACTTGCATTGGCTAACCGCTCAGCGCGGACCCACGCAAACCCTGGGCATCCCAGTCGGTCTGTCTAACCAAAATGCCCGCAAAACATCGCTGCGTTGGGGCGCCATCCATGCCGGCGCCCCAGTTGTCGCCGCGCGATTAGTTGCGCGCATAATTTCGCAAAGCCTCCTGACCCATCGTCTGTGTTCCCTCGGACGCGGACTTTGCGCGGCCGCCAGCGCCCTTAGGGCCAATTTCCAGCTTTTGCGGGTGGGGTTCGCAACTCGGTTATCTCGGTTACATTGGCAGAAATCAGCCATTTTTTCGGCAACACAAAGGGCAACACGGCGGTTATCTGGTAACCTCTATATAAAGGAACATTCCATCTAAATTATATGCAATAACTTCAATGGCATAACCTTTCAGCCCAAGAGATATTGCCCATGGATAACCGCCGTAGGGTTACCTAGAAAACCGCAGATTTTCGCCATTTTCTCGGCCTTCGCCCTGCCATGTAACCGAGATAACCGACTTGCGACGATGGGGGTGATCCTTGGCCACGGCGAGCGGCGCAGAGCCGGCCTCGAAAATGCAAAATTCGAGACGAAGAAGAGGCAAGCGAGGCGTGGGGGCGAGCGCGGCGCGCGAGGTCTGGGCGGCACCCTGCTCCCCGGCCCCGGGCCCAGCCCCCCCCGGGTCGCCGATGCCCCCTCGGGGGGCAAGGACAGGCCCTCGCGCCCTCCTGGGGGCACTGGGCACGAAAAAGGGGCCAGGTGTGCCCCGGCCCCTTCGCTTGTTGCTGGCCCGCAAACGGGCCCAGAGTGTCAGTTGCTAATGATCACCTCGCCCACCACTTGGCTTTGCGCCATGCCGCCCACGGTATAGCGAACCGGCACCGCCTCGATTGCGAACCCGTCGAAGATCCGGCGCACATCGGGATGGTCATTCAGCGACAGAATGAAGCGCCCCTTGATGCCGCGCAGCTGCTCGGCCATCGCATCGAACTGGCTTCGGTCGAACAGATCGCGGCCATAGTCTCCCTCGCACCCAAAGTATGGGGGATCGAGATAGAACAGCGTCCCCGGCCGATCATAGCGCGTCAGGAAGTCCGACCAGGGCAGGCGCTCGATCACGACACTGGAAAGGCGCTCGTGCGCAGCCTCGAGGATCGGCCCGACCTTGGCCACATCGAACCGGGCCGGGCTGGCAGTCGCAACGCCAAATGTCCGCTGGGCCACCTTCCCGCCGAAGGTCAGTTTCTGAAGGTAGAGGAAGCGCGCTGCGCGCTCGAGATCGGTCAAGGTCGACGGATCCTGCCGGCGCAACCGCTCAAACCCGGCGCGCGAAGTCACCTGCCAGCGCAGCATGTCCATGAACGCCACATAGTGCCGTTGCAGGATGCGAAAGAACGTGGCCACGTCCTCGGACCAGTCGTTGATCACCTCGCATTTGGGACGCTGATCGCGGCGGAAAAATACCCCGCCCATGCCCACGAATGGTTCGGCATAGAGCTGATGAGGCAAAACATTGATCCGGGCCACCAGACGCTTGGCCAGCATCTTCTTGCCGCCGAGATACGGCGCAGGCGGGTGCGTGGGGCTGACCGGCACGAGCTGGTCCAGCACGTTCGACAACATCGCAAATGTTCCTTATATGTTCTCACCGCCGAGTCGGCAGGCGGGATGGCCTCGGGTGGGCCTGTCTGGGGACATGACGATCTGCGGTCGTCGGAATGGGGCGGTGCAACGCCCACTTCCCCCGCCTCTGCCGGCGGGCGGAAATCCTATCGCGCGCCGGCCGCCACGCGGGTGCCGTCTTGCTTGATCACGCTGCCATCACTGCACACGTAATCGCGGAACGCGAGCACCGGCAGGCCGGTCCAGTCGTTGAGCCGAAGCATGCGCCGCATGATCGGCACGATTTCCGTCTCGAAGAAGGCATCGCGGGTCTGGCTCACATTGCCCAGCCCACCGGCCGCTTGAGGGATCACGCCAATCAGGATCGGCGGGGTGCGATGCGCTGCCAGCATGTCGTCCCGGCTGATGTTCTTGACCGCCGAAAACTCGTCTTTCGCGGTCACGTCCGCAATCGGCATGATCTGGATGCCGTCCTTCTTCCCCTTGGGGATGTAGACCAGCATGTTCTTGAAGTTGCCCACGCCCTTGGAACTGCCCAGCTGCTCTTCGATGGCGTCGACGGTGGCCTGATCGGCCAGCGGCTCGCTGACATAGAAAACGAACCCCGCATGCGCGCCGTTGAGGTAATAGCGGCGGCGGAACAGCGTGGCATTTTCCGAGAGCAGCCCGCTCTGCAGCGCCGACAGCCATTCCGGCAGACCATAGATTTCCTGTGCAACGTCCGGCTGTTGCAGCTGAAAAATGGTGCCGGGCGCATAGGCATGCTCATCACCCCGCGCGCAGTTCGTCCACCAAAACACGTTGGGATCGATCCCGGCGCGCGTATGAATTGCCGGGCTGTGCGCCAGCGCGGCGATGCGCCCGCCCAGGTTCGGCACGCTCTCGAGATAGGCATTGCCCATCTGCAGGAAATCCAGCGCCCAGCGCTCGAACACGTCGGCCGCCAGCCAGCGCGAAGGCGTCTGTTGCGCCACAAGCAGATTGACCTTCAGGCCGATCGCGCTGCGGTGATAAGGCGAGACGTTGAACGTCTGCGACAGCCGCGCCATGGGCAGCGGCGGCTCGTACCAGCGCCCGTTGTGCCAAATCTCGAAATACTGGGCCAATTCGCGGCGATCGAGCACGCTTTCCGGCTCGCCGAAGCGGAAAACCTTGGCAGGCGCGTGGCTGGCCTGTTCGTCGGGCTGATCGGCCAGGGCCTGGGCCAGGGCGGTCGAGCTGGTTTCAGTCATCATCGGTCCTGTCAATTGAGGAAGCGCACACGCCCGGCCGGCGCCTGGATCTCGGCGCCCGCGTCGAGCGGTTCGTTGGAAAGGGCGTGGAGGATGGCCCAGGCGATATCGGCGTGCCCGATCTCGCCATTGCGCCGCGCGGTATAGGTCACGCCGCGCTGGCTCCCGGTCAGCGTCGGGCGGATGGCCATGAAGGCCTGCATCACGTCGGTCCATTCCGCGTCGAATTCGATGCGGCCGGCACGGAACACGTTCTGCCCCTTGATGACCAAGGCGGTTTTGCTGGCCACCGAATATTCGATCTTGCGCGCGAGCGGGAACCACTTGCTCACCAGTTCCCACACCGCCAGGCCGTGCCCGGTCGTGTCGATCGAGATATCGGCGACGTTGTAGCGCCGGCAGACCGCGCAGATGGCGTCGGCCTGGCCGGCAAAGTCCCGACCATTGAGCCGGATCTTCTCGAGCACGCGAAACTTGCCACCGGGCGTTTCTGGCGGCGCTACCACGGCCAGCGCGGCATCATCGCGGCCCTGCTTGTTCGGGTCGTATCCCAGCCACACCGGCTTTTCGCCAAAGGGCCGCGCGCCCGCGATCTCGATCAGGGCCGGCTTGAAATCCCGCCAGCGATAGAAGCTGTCCACCCGCGCTGGCGCGATGCGCGCAAAGGGGAAGCTGCTTTCGCTGTCATCGATGAATTCGCAATCGTAGAGGTTGCTGAATTCCTCGTCGCTCGATTCCTGGCGCAGCTCTTCCTTGTCGATCAGCGCACCGGCGCCGCCCGCGATAGCGTCGTCAAGCGTGACAATCTGCTGCCAGCTGCCGTCGGGCATATAGGCGCCCCGACGCAAGTTCCGCTTGGAAACGTCAAACGCCTGTTGCTGCTCGCGGCGGCGGCCCTTGTTCCACTCCTCGCCATACCAGAACGCATAGGCCTCGTGCGTTTTGGTCGATGGCGTGGAAAAATAGGTGCGCTTGTAGATGGTGTGGGTGGCCATGGCCGCCGCGACCTTGCGCAGCTGCGCAAAGCCATGGACCCAGAAGAATTCGTCGAAATAGAAGTCGCCGCTCTCACCCTGGGCCGTATTGCTGTTCGTCGACAGGGGATAGAGGCCCACGCCGTCGAGCGCCGGCCCGTCCTCGGTCAGACCCGCAAAATCCAGCATAATCGGGTTGCCGGTCAGTTCCACCCCGGTGACGCGCTTGACCCAGCCCACGATTTCGCGGCGGAACTTGTTGGCCTGGCGTTGGCTGGCCGAAAGGAAGATCTGGTTGCGCGGCTGTTCCCCGGCCAGCACCGCTTCGGCAATCTTGGCCAGGGCCTCGCGCGCAAAATACCAGGTTGCGCCGATCTGGCGGCTCTTCAGGATCTTGCGCGTGCGGTCGTCGCGGTGTTCCCACCACGTTTCCTGATAGGTGAAGTTGCGCTCGTGGAAATCGTCCAGCAGCGCCTGCCACTGCTCGCGCGACAGGAAATTCTTGCGCTTGTCCGCGCGCTTGGCCTTGGCCTCCTCGTTGTTGCGCTTCTCGATCTTGGGGTTGAGATCGCCCTCGCGCCCCGTCTTGTCGAATTTGCGGATGCGCGCAGCGCGCTCCATCTGGCGCATCATGAAGTCCACGCGCTTCATGTCGCCTTCGGTGAACGGGTCTTTGTCGAGCAGTGTGGCAATCTTCGCCTCGAGCCGGTCCTCGACCACCGCGATCGGCGCATCCTCGTCCCAAGCATCGCGGCTCTTCCACGCCGCGAGCGTGCCATATTTCACGCCCAGCTCGACCGCGATCTGCGTCAACTGCCACCCGCGATGATGGAGCGAACGCGCCTGCCTGCGCTGGGCGCGGGCCACCTGCCGGCTGATCGCCGGGGCGTCGTCGTCCGCGTCGGGGGGGCTGGTCGGATGCATGGCCAAAGCCATGCACCCCGAAATGGGCCGCCTGTCGCCATGCTGGCTGGGTAGAGCCCGCCTCTACCGCGCGCCCGCGTTGCCGATGTCGCGCCGGGCTGGCTCAAGGGCAACAGCACACGGGTCGCCGCAGCCGGCCCAGCCAACAGGACGCCAGGAGCACCCGATGAAGACCAAGCCCTTCCTGCTCGCCACCGCCGGCTCGACTGTCGATGGCCGCACCATCGATGACGCGATGCTGCAGGAGATCGCCTCGAGCTATGACCCGAAAACCTACGGTGCGCGGCTCAACATCGAACATATTCGGGGCGTCACGGGGGAAAGCCCCTTTCGCGCCTATGGCGACGTGGTCGAGCTGTCGATCGGCAAGACCGACGTCAATTTCAACGGCAAGAAGGAAACGCGCACGGCACTGTTTGGCGTGTTCGACGTCAACGAGGACGCCAAGAAGCTCAATGATGCTGGTCAGAAGGTCTATCCCTCGATCGAGATCGAGCCGAACTTCGCCGGCAAGGGCTTCGCCTATCTCATGGGCTGCGCACTCACCGACAGCCCCGCGTCGATCGCCACCCAGCGCCTGGAGTTCAACCGATCGCTGCCAGGCGTGCTCACCGTGGCGGGCGAAACGCCCGAGCCGCTGGAATTCCCCGATGATGACGAGGCGACCGGAACGGGCCTGATTGCTGCGTTCACGGCCGCGCTGGATCGCGTCGCGTCCAAGTTCACGCCCACCACCAAGACTGAACCCGCGCCCCAACTCGATCCCGCCCAGCCCGCCGCGATGGACTTCGCCCAGCTGCGCCCGCTGTTCGAGGAACTCGGCACCAGCTTCTCCAAGGCCGTCGTCGATCTGCGCAACGAGTTCCGCGCCGATGCCGATGCCCTCGCGGTCGAGATGCAGAAGCTGAAGACCACCCAGGAAAAGACCCCGGCGCACGACTATCGCGGGCGCTCTCGCTCCGATGGTGGCGCCGCGAGCTACGCCGAGATCTTCTAAGCCGTCACCCGCCCGCCCCGCACCCCGTCACCACAGGACCTGAAACACATGGGTTATCAACTCTCCGATCGCGGCCGCCGGGCGCTCGACGGTCTCTTCACCGCTATCCAGCAGCGCAACGGCGCCACGCGCGGCGTGGGCAAGCAGTTTTCGCTCGAACCAGCATCCGAGCAGCGGCTCGAGGATCTCCAGCGCGAAAACGTCGGCTTCCTGCAGCGCATCAACGTGCCCGGCGTGCGCGATCTCAAGGGCCAGGTCATCGGCCTGGGCACTGCCAACATGGTGGCCTCGCGCCGCAGCCGCCCCAACCTGCCGCGCCAGCCCAAGTATGCCGGCCAGCTGCAAGACCGGAAGTGGGAGCTGCACAGCACCCTGTTCGACACTTGGTTGCCCTGGGAGCTGATCGACAATTGGTCGCGTTTCCCCGACTTCGCCACGCGCTATTCGCGCCAAGTCGCCATCTCGGTTGCGCTCTCGCGCATCATGGTGGGCTGGCACGGCACCACGGCGGCCGATGATACTGATGCCGACGAAAATCCCTTGGGCGAAGACGTCAACATCGGTTGGCTGCAGAAGCTGCGCCTCGAACGTCCCGACCACGTCATGGGCCGCAATACGGTCACGGCCGGTGGCGTCACCACCGCCACCGGCGCGGCCAAGCCGATCTACATCGGCAAGGACAGCAATACGGCCGATGGCGACTACAAGAACATCGATGCCCTGGCCTATGACCTGATCGCCGGCATGCCGAGCTGGGCGCGAACCTCGACCGACCACGTCGTGATCGTGTCGCAGGATCTGGTCGACGAGAAGTACTTCCCGATGATCAACCGCCCGCTGGCCGACACCATCGACGGTGGCAAATCCACCAGCGACCAGGTCACCACGGATATCGTCATGTCGGCTAAGCAGATTGGCGGGCGCCCCGCCGTGATCGTCCCGTTCTTCCCCGAAGGCACGATGATGATCACGCCGCTCGGCCAGCCCAGCGTGCCCGACAGCAGCAACCTTTCGCTCTACTATCAGGAAGGTTCGCGCCGCCGCTACATCAAGGACGAGCCGGAAAACATGGCATCGCTGGTCGACTACAACTCGGTCAACGAAGGCTACGTGATCGAGAGCACCGATCACGCCGTCATGGCCGAGAACATCACGTTCGGCGACCGCCCGTAATACCGAGGGCGTCGAAGGGGGACCTGCCGTGGCCGGCGGCACCCCGGAGCCAGCGCACCGCAGGGGAGGCCACGCGCCCCTGCGGACCACCCGCAACAGGACCAAGCCCCATGAGCAGCCCTTTTCGCCGCCACAAGCAGCGGGTGCAGGCCATCCGCGCCGGCGCCGCCCCGTCGACCGAAAGCGCGGCGCCGGCCGAACCGGACACCAGCACGGCTGAAGGCAAGGAATACGCCGCCCTGCGCGTGCTGCTCCACGATAACCTGCGCGCGCTGAAAGACATCGCCAGCCACGAGGCGCGCATCCCCAAGAAGAAGGAATTCGCGGGCGCTTTCGCTGCGTGGATCGACGGCGTTCTCGAGGCCGGGGATCAGGGTAAGGCGGCCCAGGACGAAATCCTGGTCACCAACATGCTCTGGGCGATCGACTATCGCGATTTCGACTATGCCCTTGCCTTGGCTGCCCACGCCATCCGCTTCCACCTGGTGCTGCCTGGCTTCACCCGCACGGTTGCCTGCATCGTGGCCGAGGAAATCGCCGGCATCGCCCTGGCCCAGGCCAAAGCCGTCCCGCACGAGGCGCTGCTCCGCACGCTCGAACTGGTGAACGGTGCGGATATGCCCGATCCCGTCATGGCCAAGCTCAACAAGGCCATCGGCCGCAGCTTCGCGCGCAAGGCCGATGAATTCGATCCGGCCGCCGACAATGCCCCCGCCGGTGGCAAGGCCGCCTATATCGAGGCCGCCCTCACAACGCTGTCTCGCGCCTTGGTGCTCGATCGCAACATCGGCGTGAGAAAGGAGCTCGAACGGCTCGAGCGGCAGAAAAAAGCCATGGCCGAGCAGGCCGCCACCACCTGATCCACCAATCGCCCACGGCGCTGGGGGGCGGATGGCGGGTTGTGCAGCCGCTTTGCGGTGACGCCCAGCCAACCATCCCCACCCCCCAAAACCTCAAGGAACCGTCCCATGTCCACCGGCGTCATTGCAGTCGCTGCCGCCCCTTTGGATCCCGATGGCGCGCACGTCGTGGCCGATGGCTGGTTCCCGTCTGTGCAACTCGCCACCGTGCGCGGTTCCGTTCGCCTGGGCGATGGCACGATCAGCACCGAACGCCTGGCCATGGCAATCGAAGGAGCGATGCTGCACGCTTTCCGCGAGCTGGCCGCCTGGCGCACCGCCAAGGCGACCGCTGGAGTTGCGCAACTGGAAGATGTGACCACCGACACGCTCAACGGCGCCAACGTGGCGGTCAAACTGTGGGAGCGGATCGTTACCTATTTCGCCGCTGCGGATCTCTACGCGGCCTATCGCGACATCAGCGCCACCGATCAGGGCCTCGATCGCGCCATCGAAAAGGACACCTCGGCCGATGAGGCGCGCCGCATCGCGCTGGGTGCCGTGGCCGATCTCCGCTCGATCGGCGCCGAGTCGGTGGGCCGCAACCGGGTGAGGCTCATATGAAGATCGGCGCGATGACGCCAAACGAACACGAAGTGATTGGCCATCTGGTCAATGCTTGGAACGTTTTTGTCAGCCTGCCGGTGGAGCATCCAGACGACGTGTCTGAATTTCGCCGCTCGCTGCACCATTTACAGGCGCTGATACTAATGCGTCCAGAGCGCCGAACTATGAATGAGCGGAAGGCGTGACCAGGTCCCGCACCGCCATCGCCCTCCAAGGTGAAACCGTCGACCAAGTCTGCTGGCGCGTGCTGGGCTACACCCGCACCGTGGTCGAGCAGGTGCTCGATCTCAACCCCGGCCTCGCCGCGCTCGGCCCGCGCCTCCCCGCCGGCACCGTCATCATCTTGCCCGAGGCATCGTCAGCGGCCGCCGCGCAGACCCTCGAAACCGTCAGCTTGTGGGATTGATCCATGCGCAAGATCGATAGCCTGCGCCAGGTGCTCTCCACCTCGATCAAGGATTTGTCCAAGTCCAACGAGCGCCTGCGCGTGTGGACAGATCGCGGCACAGTGCAATGCCGGCAGACCGCCACGTTCGGTTTTGCCATGGCCTATCGCGTCAATGTCCTGTTGATGGACATGACCACCGATATCGCTTCGGTCGGCTATGTCATCTGCGCCTGGCTGCGCATCAACCAG